AGTGGGGCTGGTTGCCAAGGGGCCAGCGAAGACCAACGCCAACGGCTTTGTCGTTGAGAACGATGTAATACCAACACTTAACTTTTAATTGGTAACATGTTACCAGAGGAGATTTACCATGACACATTACAAAGTCCAATCAAAGAAAGCACCAGCACCCCTCAACATTCGAGGACGTGGAAGCAAGTGGAGAGATCTATTCGAGTCTATGAAGGCTAACGATTGGTTCACTGCTCACCTCGACGATCAACCCAAAATTCAAGCGAGCGCGTCAGCATATCTCAAGGGTCGTTACTCTTGCTACAAGATAGCAGACGACGCCGTTTGTTTTATCAAGCTACGTTAAACTTGTATCCAGTAATGAAGGAGAAACAACAATGCACTTTACAGAAAAGCGAGTAGCAGAATATTTCGTTGACTTAGTACTCAGCGATCCAGACAAGAGCATCAGCGTGTATGGCGAGGGTGAGGAATGTGATGTTGAACAATCACGCGAACACTTCACAGTGCTTGACAACATGGGACAGTGTGACTTCGACGACGTGGGTGTGTACAGTGAGACACGCGAAGGTTATATCGCATGGTTTCAATTTGTGTACGGCAACGTCACAAGCCACAGTGAAGCCATCGAAGTAATCAGCGACTATTCAGCGAATGAGTACGGTGATAAAATTGTTAAACATGTAGAGGAGATGACACAATGAACAGTGAATTACTGACAACACGAGACGATCTTGTAGAGTTCCGACGCACCATCAATCGGATCAGAGCAGAGGTCGAATACGACAGGGACTACCACCCAAAGAGTGAACTGTTTCATGCACTCAACTCATACTTGAACGACGTGGTTGAACACCTTGATGAGATGGACGACAAGCTCAAGGAACACGTCTATGCATACGACGTAACTGTAACTGTTACAAAGCGTGTGTATGTGCTGTCAGCAGACGAGTGTGATGCAGAGCAAGCTGCAATGGACTATGCAGTGGAGGAACTGTCAGCACCGATTGACTGGAACGAAGACGACGTTCAAGTGTTCCGTGATGAAGATGAAGAGACCACTGCGGTCTACGATGTGGAGGCGTAACATGTATTACATTCATACCCCTAAAGATACTGACGGCGACTGGGTTGTCGAAAGAGTAGTCAAGAGACTTTCTGATTACAAACCAAAGTACGACGACGTTATGTACTACGTTCGTAAAAGCCAGAAAGCAACAGAGTGTAAGGTTTATCGCAACGAAGACGGTAAGCTAAAGATTGTTCCGTATCTTGTACTGGAATTAAACCTAGATGAATGGGAGGACGACTAATGGACAGCGAAAGACTTGACGCACTCAGTGAAGTGATCGACATGATCGAAGACACGCTGGGTAAACTGAGCAAGATGGACATTGACTTTGGATTGACTGAGGCTCAACACTACACGCAGAAGGTTCTTAAACAGGAGTACGAAGATCTCTGCACTGACTACAACAGGATCGAAGGGGAGTATATCAACTATGAGTATTGATACATGGTACGTCGTACAAAAGTTCAACAGGAAAACATGGGAGTGGGAGGAACGTGACAGTGACGGCTCCTCTTACAATTCAACACTTGACAACGCGAAATACTTTTGCAACAGCTACGCCAAGGACGGCGAAGAAGTACGTGTTGTCAGGGAAGAGGTAGTTTATTCGCCCTGCAAATGAAGGCTTGACAGACGATTAGATCCATGATAAACTCTATCTGTAAAGTCAACAGTAATGTTAAATTTATTAAGGAAATATTGTAATGACTATCTGTAAAGACGACATCATCAATGAGCTTGTTGAGTACGAGTTAGAACACTTGACCGTGACTGAAATGCTTAGTATGGTTGGTACGTTCTTAGCCGTGGGTTACGGCGAACTCGAAGAGGAAGATCTTCGCAGACGTTACGCAGACTTAGGAGTATCCAGCCATGCCATTCACTGATACACACCAGCCATGTCCAGACTGCGGAAGCAGTGACGGGTTGGCATTCAACGACGACGGATCAAGCAAGTGTTTCGTTTGTGACACGTTTACGCCAGCACCCAAGGACAGCGTACGAGAAAACGTACGTGAACTAGGAGCTATCAACGAAGCACCCAAGCCATCGTTCAGTCAGACTGAGCATCGTCTCATCACTGCTGAGTACCGTTCCATAACTGACCGTCTCATTACAGGGACGACAGCGAAGAAGTATTCAGCACTTAAGAGCGGTGAGGTTACGACGTTTGGTTACTACGATCCTAACGATCCGACCAAGCCTGTTGCTGCCAAGGTACGCAACCCTGACAAACGCTTCAGCATCATTGGCGATTGGAAACACGCAGGACTGTACGGTCAGCACTTGTTTCCCGAAGGTGGTAAGTATGTCACTATCGTTGAAGGCGAGTACGATGCGTTAGCGGCACACCAAATGACAGGTAGTAAGTTCCCTGTTGTCAGCGTACGCAACGGTGCAACGTCAGCGGCAAAGGACTGTCGTCTCTTCTACGATTGGCTGAACAGCTTCGAGAACATTGTTATTTGTTTCGATGCCGACGAGCCGGGACAGAAAGCTTCGAAGGAGTGTGCTGATCTGTTCGGTAACAAAGCAAGGATTGTTAAGCACGTTAACGGCTACAAGGATGCGTGTGACTACCTATCCAACAACGACTCAGAGATGTACACCAAAGCGTGGTGGTCTGCTCAACCGTATACACCTGAAGGTATCGTGGGTGCTGGTGAGCTACGTGAGCTGATCAAGAAGCCACTCGCCAAGGCGAAGGTACAGTACCCGTTCGACGGACTGAACAAACACCTGTACGGCATACGCATGGCAGAGCTTGTGACTATCTGCGCTGGCTCTGGGCTGGGCAAGTCAACACTGCTACGTGAGGTAGTCAGTTCCATTATGGCACAATCAGATGACAACCTTGGTCTGATGTTCCTTGAGGAGACACCTGAGCGCACCATGCGTGGACTTGTAGGTCTTGAGCTGAACAAACCTATCCACCTACCTGACTGTGAGTACGACGACACTGACATCGACCTTGTGTACGATACTATGGACTATGAGAACCGTGTCTATCTCTGGGAACACTTCGGTAGTAACGAGATCGAGAACGTACTGGGCAGGATGCGGTACTTTGTGAAGGTACTTGGCGTCAGGTTCATCGTGCTGGATCACGTATCAATACTGGTGTCCGACCAAAGTAATGGGGATGAACGCCGCGCACTTGACATGATCATGACAAAGCTGCGAACATTTGTGCAGGAGATGAACATCTGTATGTTCCTTGTCAGCCACCTTCGCAGACCAGAAGGTAAGCAGTTGGAGGACGGTGCAGTGACTAGCCTTGGTATGTTACGTGGCTCTGCCTCGATTGCACAGCTCTCTGATGCGGTCATTGGTGCTGAACGTAACAGTCAGGCTGACGATCCGATTGTGAAGAACACGACCGTGTTGCGTGTGTTGAAGAACCGATACACTGGTAAGACAGGCAAAGCATGTGAGGTGTTCTACAACGAAGCTACTGGACGACTAACACAACGTGATGAAGTTGAGGAGAAACCGTTATGATCACTCTTACACCTACCAACGAACAGAAAGAGAAAGCATTGGCTGAGTCTGCTGAGATGGGAGCGATACGAAACAGCATCCGTAAAGGGGCCGGTAACGCTGTTGGTTTCTTGGCAGAGATTATGCTGGCTGATTACTTAGGATGTGAACGTACACCTTGCAAGGACTATGACTTAACATGGAACGGTATCACCATCGATGTTAAGACAAAAGAGACAACGGTTCCTCCAAAGGATTACTACGATTGCAGCATCGCAGAAACATCGTTGCATCAACAGTGTGATAAGTATCTGTTTACTCGTTATATACGACAAGGTGATCTGTACGTTCTTGGGTGGCTTGACAAAGACAAGTATTTTGAGGATGCTAGGTTCTTGAAGAAGGGAGAACAGGACGGTGATAATGGATTCATTGTTCGAGCTAACTGCTACAACCTTAGAATAAATCAGTTAGAGGATTTGATGTTGTGAGATGTATAGCGTGTGACG